TACAATATGGGCTGGTCTCCCGAAACATAGTGATACAGATAGTCTATCTCGCGGCGATTCTGGTTATGGATTGGCAATGCCTTATTCAGCTCTTCGATTGCTTCATCCGCCGTATCAATTCTTTTCCGGCTGCTGACAATCATTTTCCTGCCATATCTGCCGTGGCATACTTCATGAAACTTTTTCCTGTTTTCATGCCATAGAACCATCTGTTATCACTTCCTTTCATTGGCATAGCAAAAGCACCGGCAATGATTAACTCAAAGTCGGTGCTTCTGTTATGGGGGAGCTTTCTTTGCATTTCTGCTGTTTACACGATATCACATAAACAGTATCAATTTCTATCAAGTAAACGAATTTTTTCAAATTCTTTCAATGCTTTTTTATGTAACTCGCATATCCACTGGTAGGACATATTCATTTCAACAGCGGTCTGCTCATACGTCTTGTTCTGAAAATAGTATTTTATCAGCACAATCTGATAGTTAATCTGCGGTATCTGCTCCACAATCTTTCTGGCCGCATTTTTCATATCGACATATTTATCAATCAAATCGTTTATTTCATTCCGCAAATCAATGATTTTGGCAATCGTTTCATCAAATGTGTTTTCTTTTGATGTCATAACATTAACTTCTTTGATACGCTGGGTAGTAGAAGTAACCCTCGTCATCAGCATGTCAATTTCGTCCTGATATGTATTGATTAGCTTGTCCAAATCTTTAATCTGGTGCAGATAAGTTTTTGCGTCCATTGATACCTCCCATTACATCTACCACGGTCTTTCCATTGCTTCACATTTAGCATACATTTCACCTGATATCAGCTGTATCAGCTGCACCAGGCCATCCGCGCTGTCTTCATGCGGATTTTTACCTACCTGGGTTATCATCATAAGTTCTTCCATAGCGTTTTTGTATTCTTCAGACTGTAAATCCGTGGCAAGGAAACGACATCTTCTCTTAATATCCGGCGCATATTGGATAATTTTTGCCATTTTTCCCACCTGATTACTGGCTTTCGCCCATGTAATGTTGGTTTTAAAGCCCTGCTCTTTCAGCATTCTGTCAATATCCTCTGCATATTCATCACCGCCGTTGTTAGCCTCAAATCGTGCCATATTCGGCTTTTGCTGTAAGCATTTTCCTACTACAAGAGGCTTTGTTGTATATTTGTCTCCCTGATTGAAAATCCAGTCGGGAATGTATATAGGTCCGTCCTCTCTGCTGCCAAACGCTTTTCCAAACGGCATTGAAAGGCTGTCACCACCGCCCCATGCGACATCACATGCTGCAGCTGTAAGGCAGTCGCCGTCAGGAAGAACACCATTGTAAAAATTCAATTCGTCCTCTGGGAAAAGAAGTCCCTCACGAATAAACGGTTTCTGCTGATACTTCGCCATCCATTCATTCTTATCCAGACGGTCTCGAAGATTTTTATAGTATTCAGTGGAAAATCCAAGCCCATAGTCATAATCGAAGTTGGATTCATCGTTTTCATTCAGAGCCGGTATCTTACGGAATCGTGCTTTCGGATTATCCTTGAAAGCCTCCTCATTCCGTCCCAACGGGTCCATTACATTCCAGCGGGTACCCACCATCAACTCTTTGGCACCGTCATTTTTACGGTCTACCATGATGTTGAGATAATCCTGATACCGATTTTCCAACCTTGTAGGGCTCAATGATTCGGTTCTGTCCCGGATAAGGTCATCCACATACAGATATCCGCCCGAGCTGATATCCACCGCACCTGTCCATGTACCTTCAATGCCTCGGCAGGTCAGTGTTGCAAATCTGTCCGGGCTGTTAAGATTAACCGTAAGTTCATCAGCTGATTTGCTTTCCAATGTCACATTTGGGAAAATCTCGTTGTAGGTATATTCCGGTGATGTGACAAGGTTCAGGAACTCTTTGTGAAATCCTTTTGCCAGAATGCCGGAATGACCGCCCATGGCGTTATGTAAATCCGGATTACGCCCGGCTATCCACGCCAAAAAGAAAATACAGACAGTGGACTTACCAACACGCGGAGGAAGTGACAACCCATAAAACTCAATAATCCCATCTTCCAAGTCCTGCAGGTCATCAACGACAATCTTCAAGGTCTTTGCTCTGGGCTGATAGAACCTTTTCTTCGGAGAGCGATTTCTCTCCATGTAAAGCAGGAAACTTTCAAACCTGTGCGGTGCCTCAAACTTCAAAGCCTGCCAGTACAGTTCGTTCATGCCAACCGATATTGGGAGTGTCGGCACCTTTGCCTTGATAAAGGCGGTAATCTTCAGAGCATATGCAAGGTCATTATCGCCCTGCTCATCAGCAATTACCTTTGCCATGTCAAGAAGGTCCCGCAAGGCTTTGTATGAATTTAGGTCTGTCCGCTTGATATCAGCTACAATCGCTCTGTTTCGCTCTGAAACACCCACTGTCCGTCAACTCCTTACTGCCGCTGACGTTCTGGACATTCTGGGCGAAAACTATACTTATTCTGTCATTGTTATTGCTGTGATTTCAATGTTCGGGAAAAACGCCTTAAGTATATCATCTGCGTCATCTATCAAAATTTTTCTGATATATGAGCCTTGAAATTTGCATCTGAGGTAATCATCTACTGTCACAGGATATGGAATATCAATTTTCAAATCTCTTGCCATTTTAGCAACCACGCCCTGTCTTTTTGGGTCCGCTACAAGTATATATGTCCATGTATCATGTGACATCTGAATTAATTTTGTCGTTTTCCCTGCCCCTCTTGGCATGATTATCTTGTCCATTTTCAAACTCCTCAATAATCTGTATTAGTATCCGCCTACTGCTTGTCCTTGGCGGTATAAAAACCAACCGCTTTCCTTCCTTTTCAGCCTGTTCATACGCTGCAAGGAATTGCTTTTGCCAGTCCATAAGCGGAACAGGAGATAATTTCTCGGCAAACTCAACCAGTGTCACTTGATATCCTCCAATTTGAATACAATCCCTCTGCAATAAGGCTCTTCGTCCTCATAAATCATAAATGTTTCATGCGGAATATCCGTCTTGTAAGTCCATGTGATTACATTTCCATTTTTGTCTTTGGAATTTTTATCACACCACAAGGCTTCAATGCTTTTATCTCCTGTTGCAGCAGGTCCGTCCAATACTCTTTCTTTGTCAAACCACACTGTCCCACCGTCAAAGCAGTCACCCTCATCCTCCAACGCTCCGTAAAATTCCATAAGGTCATCAGATGCGCCACAGACAATAACAAAGCCGTTATCCTTGGCTGTCTGTAATTCTTCTTTCGTAAACTGTGGATAAGCATATTGCCTGTTATCCAGCGTCTGTGCAAATTCTTTAATGTCCATACCACAATTACCTGCCTTTCCTCCGAAACTGTCTTACACAATATCCTTTTGTGCAATAACCTCCAGACGACATATCTACACCCATGAAATACTGAGCTTTTTCCTTTTTCTTGTAATATTTGCAATTTTTATTCTGGCAATCCATACCGTATCACCCCGATTTTAATGCTTTGGTGCACACTTTGCGCAAAAACCATTCCCGGCATCACCATTTTCTCTGTCATCCATGTCAAATAGTGTTCCGCAATCTGGACAAGTAAAATAATATCCTACGCAATCATCACATACATATCCACCAGCGTGATGAGGATACTCACCTTTGTTTTTTCCACATCTAATACATTTACTCATAGCGTTTTCTCCTTTGCACTTTAATACACTAAATTATACTATACTCAACCGTAATATTCAATTATCAATGTGCAAGCCGCCTATGAGATTTGAACTCATGTTTCTTTGGTTCTTGCCAGCCGAACTGACTCCCATATGCATCTATTATTTTGCATTTTCGCTTTCTTGGGTGTTTTAAGTCCTCGACCGAGGAATTTCATCGTCTGCGAAAGAAAAGTGTCTTAAATTGGCTTATACAGTTTCCTCAACCGTAATGCAAGAATATCTATCTGAATTGATTGTGCTCTCCATAGCTTCAACTGGATTGTAGCCAAGGTTCTGCAAAATCTGTTTGAATACTGTCACAGACTGTCCGCTTGCAAGCTGCACACCTTTACGGCTGCTATCCGCATGGAATACATCATGTCTGCTGTTCACATTCCAGAAAATGATGTTTGGAATCACATAACCGTGTTTTGCAAACTTCGCTACCATCTTGTCATAAAAGCTCCAGTCCTTAT